TGGCGGCTTCTTCTGCTTCCTCCATGCTATTATAATCGCCCATATGGCGGCCAGTCGGCTCATATAATTCGTATGTAGTTTGACCCTGTCTCCGCGCGTCTTCGTAGATTCTATGAAAATCACCAAGATAAGACGGACCAACAATATAATTCTCGCGCCCCTCTTCGTCTTCGTCCCATTGGGCTTGATGATTTACCGGCGGTTTCCCCCCGTAAACAGTCTCCTTAATTTGTGGGAGCTTCGCTTGTAGATGCGACGCAACCTCTTTCGGATCCACGCTCTTCTGCCCAGCAAAAGCATCTCGAGCGCCTGATAGATCAAGCTCCTCCGCTTTGACATTGGGCGACCCCTTCAGCTTATTCAGGATCTGATCGATGGGCGCGCGCTGAGGTATTTTGCTGGCCGCCTCAGCAGCGGCGCTGTAAAAACCCATCGGCGTCAGATTGCGAGCTGTTTCTACCGCCGAGGCGGGCGTCGATCCCGCTCCAACAATGTTGAGAGCTTTATCGACAGGATCATCAACTGAACCGCCCTCAGCGCGAGAAAGCGGGCGAACGATTGGGGCCGCAGCATAAGACCAGAGTATCAGACGACGCGCCTCGTCGTCGAGATCGCGACCGCCAAGCTCGATTGGCGTAATCGCGCCGCCGAAAGCTTTGCCTGTTTTTTCCTTCGATTTAACACGATACAGCTCACCTTTGTTGATCAGCTCCATCGTCTTCGCGGCTGCGTCTTCATAGTCGGCAGGCTTTGCCCGTTCAGAAGCAACGCCGAACTTGCCGAACATTTCCTTTTCGTGGAACCACAGCGCAGCCTGAATATCAGCGACGCTAATATTCAAACCATACTTTTTCTTCAGAAGCTTCTGCGCTTCTTCGACAGTATTCTGCTGGAAGCTTCTTTCAGAATCTCCACGCGGCGCGGCCTGCGACAGCTCGCGGTTCTCCATCCAGTTCTTTGCACGGCGGCGAAGATCTGATTTCTCAGAGAACGCCGGGACGCCCTTAGATGCGGTGGAAAACTTTTTGTAGATGCCCTGCGCATAATCCTTCAGCTTGTCGGGATCATTGTAGATGTCCTCGAACTCACCGTAAGTCATGCCCTTTGTGTCGCGCCCATGCTCCCACGGAACAAGCTTGCCGCTTTTATATTTCGGCTGGCCGCCTTCAAGCGCATACGGAATGCGCTCGAACGGGAATCCATTGTTGTGCAAGAACTCTTGCTTAAATGCGTCTCTGAAGTCCTGATACTGTTTCTGCTCGTTCAACGGCGCATGGATAAAGTTGTGACCAAGTAAACGATTCCATGTGCGGCTGAACCAAAGATCGGCTGTCAGCGTCGAATAATCGCCATGCAGGTTATTGATGAACGATCCAATCTTCGGACCAAACACCGACCAACCTGTGATCTTCTGATCCGACGCGCCTTTGACGGTGAGCTTCTCACCGTTGGGGCCGCGCATGTTCGGATCAGAATTGAGGATCTTGCGCCACTCAGACACGGTCTTCGTCTGATTGAACATGTCGCGCATCTTATCGTAGCCATTGGTTTCGATAAGATGGTGGAACTTATTCAGGTTCTGCTCAATCGCTCTTGTCTTGTCGCCGAACGTGCCGCGCAGGCTTTGCGTTGCGTCTTTGACAGAAGCGCCATTGCGGATCTTGTCGTAAAGACGCGCAGCATGCACAGAGTTGTTATAGACGTCATTGCCCTGCGACGTGATGCCAAGCAATGCATCGAACAGAAGCTCATTATCTTTGTTTGTTTTCAGCTCTGGGAAAATCTGGTGATAGACATTCTTCGCCTTCTTCAGCGCAGTGTCATACCAACCAATCGCCGACTTAGATGAATTATCGACGTGATATTTAACTTCCTTCGCGATGTCATTGGCGATGAGCTTTTTCGCTTCGTCGCTGTAATCGCCGGGCTCAATCTGACCCTTTTGTGCAGCTCTATTCTGCAGAGCATACAGAACGTCATCGACTGTTGATTTGCCGTGCGCGCCTGTCGGACGAATGTCGAGCTGTTCTTCGCCTGTCATAAGGGGAACCGTTGTGCGGTCCCCCTTAGATGTCGGCAGTAACGATTGACGAACCTTGTCGGTTTCGTCGTCCGTTAATCCATATGCTTCTTGAAGGCGCTCTGGTGAGAGCCTGTATCCCTCTCCTGCGACTGCTTTGGCGAATGGCGCAAGAACGTGATCGACGACCCTTCCGAATAAATCGGGTGATCTGCCGGTGCCTTCTTGAACCCCTTCGCCTCCGCTATGGCCTCCAAAGAGTCCAGAGAGGTAGTCCTGTGCATCGATAAGCGAGCCTTCCGTGCGGGCATGATATCTTTCCTTCAGTTTATTCGAATCAGCAATGCGCCCGACCTTGTCGAGGAAGTCAGGATACTCCTCATCGTCGCCGAAGTGAAGAAATTTCGCAGCCTTTCCGTCTTTTGTTACCGTAAAATCTAGCCCCTCTTTGTCGGCTGATTTCATAATATTATCAATATCTTCGGACGAAAGCTTGCGTCCATGCCCGACCAGTGCGGCAAGGGTGCCTTCCTGAATATTGGGGTTGTGCGACGTTCTGACGGTCTGATCCTGCTGGAAACCAAAGCCCAGCAAGTTGCCGATCTTCTGTGCGTGTTCCGGCTGCATATCGGGATGATCGATATAGAACGACGGCTCCAGCTCGCCACGGAAAGATCCGACAGTCGGCGTGATTTTTAGCTTCGCAGGATCAAGGCCAACATGGTCGCGGAAGAGATCCTTGAAGCCTTTGCTTTTCATGATGGCGGCTGTGCTATCGGTTAGCCGATCCATGCGCGGATTATTGAGAACAGGATGCTGAACAGGCGGCGGCAACTTCATGCCGCCAATATCTGGCGTCGCATAAGAAAATTCTGTGTGCGACGAAGGCTCTTCGCCACGCTCGCCGACGCCCGTATATTCGGGCTCATCGTATCTGACGCCATGCTCCGGTGTGATGGCGGGGCCGTAACCTTTGCCGGGGCGCGGCGAAACAATGGTGCCCGGCAGATTTTCACGCGCAAATGTCTCAGCCAGCTTAGAAGACTGCACACGGCCCTCAAACGGGCTCACAGGCGGCCTCGGGGCGACCGGGCCGGGGATAGCAGCACCTTCTTCAGGAATCGAACGTGCGACGTTTAATGCGCCGCCAATCGGCTCTTCGGGCATGCCGCCGACAGCCATCACCTGACGACCGACGTTCGGGAGATAATGCGTCGGGTAATCATCCTCGAGGACGTGACCGCCTCGCGCCATCGCCTTGCCCATCGACATTGGCGAGCTGACCTGAAACGACGACGTCTGATCTTTTAGGTGATCATTGATGATGTCGAGAGCGCGATCAATGATGCTGCCCATTATTCAGTCTCCTGCTGGCCCGCGCCCTGCTGCAATGTTCTTGCAAGCTCTAATGCCTGCTGGCTTTGACGATCCGCATCACGATGCGACGAATCTATCTCGCGATCCATGCGGCGATGATGCGCATCCATCATGCGATCCGCTTCTCGATGCTCTGAATCTTCGCGCAGCTTGTGCACGTCGATACCCATTTTCATGGCCTTGAGCTCGACGTCCTGACGGCGCGTCTCCGCATCCATCATCTTCGCTTCTGCATCTACGCTGCGATAGTCTTCGCCGCCATCGCCGCCCATCTTCGCCTGCGCTTCAGCCATCTTTGCCTCTGCAAGAAGACGGCGCGTCTGCGCGTCCATCATCTTCGTCTGGCCTTCGACCTGCGCTTCCTGCACGGAAGCATTGGCGACCAAGCTCTTCGCGTCGGCTTCCTGCTTGAGGATATTAATTTCCTCAATGACCTTCTGCATTTCAGGCGGCACTTGATTGCGCTTCTCAGGCGGCACAATGAACTGCTCAGGATTGCTCCATCCCATCGCCTTCATGCAAACGATGTCGATCTTTTCGCTGTCAAACATGCTGGGATTAGAAGCCTGCAATTGCTTCAAGCCCATCACCTTCATCAGGCGTTGCGTCTGCGATGCGGTGTTCGGGTCAGCCTGCGGGACGATGTCGTAATCGTCAAGCGCCTCAATAAACTTCTGCTCATCCCAACGGCGCGTCGGCTTGCTGTTCTTGCCCCAGAAGCTTTCAGGATGCTCGCGGAAGCAACGCACCAGAAGCTGGAACTCCTGCGCCTGCGCAACATGCATGCGCTTGTGCACGGCGTTCAGGATCTTCGTCGCCTGATCGATCAACGCGAGCGTTGTGCCGACAGGCGCATCTGCGCGGCCTTCACCAACCTGCAGCTCGCTTGTCGTGCCGACGCGCTGCCCTGTCTCAACCATGTTCTGCACAAGGTTCATCAGCGCCATGCCGGGCTCTTTGTAGGGCAACGGCATGACAGCCTGATTGATCGGCATGCCGCCAGTCTTTACGAGCGCACCACCACCGGGCGGCACACGGAATATATTTGTGTTCTGCCTCGCACCTGTGTCCGCCATGAGGAAGCCGGGGAAGTTCGCATACATGCCGGCGTCCAGCATTTCGCGCCACGCGGCAGTAACCGCATTTGTGGTATTACCCAGAATATGAAGTAGACCGATATCGTAAAAACCCATACCGGGAACAAACTGATATTTGACAAAATTGACGCGAGCCTCTGGCAGCTCGTCGCCCTCTTCACCTGTGGGCTCATCGTAGTTCCTCACGATTGAGAGGATTTCCCTTGAGCTTTTGTCGATTGTTACACGATACGGGATCTCGAGCCCCGTTATCTTACCTTTGTATTTATGTTCGAAGCCGCGAATGTCTAACTCGCAATAAACCTCATAGATCTCGCGATCACGGTCATCAGGATTGCGCGCCTCGACAGCAATGCCTTGCTGATCTGCCTTCTCGCGCTTTACGGCGTCGGCTTCTTCGAAGCTCGGCGTTCCGAGATCAACGTCGCGATAAACGCCAAGGATCTGAAGTCGCTTGACGGTAGATGGCTTGAGGCTGACGCGATGCGTAATGCGTTTAGCCGTGCTGAGATCGGTTGCCGCGTTATTGACGATGAGATCATCAGCATCAACAGATTCGGAAACCGGGCGTCCTCTAAGCGGACAGAAATAGACTTTCTTGAAAGCCGTTCCGCCAAAGCCCAGCATGAGAAGCATTCGATCCGTGTCAGGGTAATACTCCTTCGCGACGGCTGTCAGATAATGATTGAGATCTGACTCGAGCGCATTGGCGCGCTCGTCTTCTTCAATCGTCGTGCCATCAGCTTCGCTGCGCACCTTCACCGGACCATCGGTCGGCAACAGCTCGCTGCGCGCATTTGCCTGAAAGCGCAGCACCGCTTCAAGCAGAAGCGGGTGGCGCACCTTCGACATGCCTTCGACGGGAGCGCCGTCAGACGCGCCCTGCAGGCCCGGGATCTCA